GTTGAAGTCCATTAAGTAAGACTAAAGTTCCGGTGTCTGGTATAGTGTCTTGAAATACAGTGTCGATGTATTTCAACTCTCCTCGTCGTCCTGGGACTCCAGACCATCCTCCTGTTCTGAGTCCGACTGAAGGAGTAGTTCGTGAAGTAAGTCTAGCTTTCTTTCGAGGTTTCCAAGTGCCAGTAGCACTACTGACTCTTGGTCTTTTTCTTGTGGAGTACATGTTTGAGTTTTTTGATAAGGCGCTTTAAAAGGTAGGCTAGTGTTTGCCATGTAATGAAAAACATGAAAAGTGATGTTCATTTTTATTTTTCGCAAATTTATAATTTACGTGTCGAATTTCAATTGAATTCCCGGGAAAACGTCAATTTGTGAATCACCGTGTTGAAGTGTTACGTATTGAACTCTAGAGTCTAGAGCTTCAATTACGTCAGTTGAGAGATTTGGATAGCATTGTCGGAAGTTCTTTTGACTCGTTATAATGGTCGGCAGGTTCTGTGATTTGTATGAGAATCCACCGTGGATCTTGAGGTGTAGGTCTTCTCCATCTAAGAATTGAAGCATATCGGAGGCCATCCACCCTCCTTGTAGTTCGTTGATGTTGATCAGGTCGTACTTGTTGTCCTCCCAACCCACATAATAAGGGCCCTTGTTCGGTACTTTGTAAATACGGCAGAAGTTCTTCAAACAGCGGATCAAGTGGGACTTGCCCAGCTGAGTCGGACCAACTAAGTAAAGGTGTTTGGTCCGTGGAGGTCTCCTCGTGAACAAATTGTTGTTTAACCACTCGGATATTTGGAAATCTGGCGAGTTCAAGGCGTATCGGGTAAGATCGAGGTTTACCCAAGGGTCTAGTGGGATCGAAGGTTTCTGTGTCTTGAGCCACTGGTAAAGGAACTGAACCTTTTGTAAGTTGAATCCGACATAACCAGGTTCTACTTCGAAGCAGTCCTGTATAGACTTACCTTCGAGTAGTAGCTTAGCTATTGTGTCGTGTTTGGCTGCCTTCTTTGCTATAACAGCTTGGGCAGACATTCCGTACTCTACGAAGTCTTGCATGGCTCCGTTGAAGCGTCCTTTGACTACATAAGTAACGACGTTTCTGACGTTGCGCGCTGCTTGAGTGTTTGGGTGATAAACCGGATCGTCGTAGTTTAAGTCGAAGTAGTACGAGAATTGCTCCTTGTTCAAGCGTATCTTCTCTTTGAGTTGTACAAAGGCGTGTAAGTGCTGGTTCCCGTCTTGGTGCAGCTCTTGACTGATACAGCAGCAGTCGAGATTGTCCTTGAGCAGGTCTTGCAGGAAGTCCAGCAGGCATCTGGGCGGCACGGGACATTGGGGATAGGTCAAAAAGATGTTTTTGAGCCACTTTTGTCTGGACATTTGTGTTGAGATCTTGAGATCTGTTGGCGATAGTAATATTAATCGCCGCCAGATCTTTTATGTTTTTGGTCAATTTTGGTCAAATTTACCCCCTGTGTTTCTTATTTATTTCGTGGTTTTCTTTGTTTCGGCTTCACTTCAGTTAACCACTCTGAGCCGTTTCCTTGTGCATGATTAGATTTATTAATCTATGTGGGTTACTAGTTGTTTCGTTTTCCCTTGTTTCACCGCTTCCTCAGCTCCAGCTTCGGCCCCTACGTGCTACCCCGCAAGCGGGGACCCCTAGCACTGCGGTCGTGCTCGCTTCCGCGATTCTCGTAAGCGGTGAAACGAAGGGGCCCGACGAAACGGATACCTCAGAGCATGATTAATTTGGGGGGATTTTTTTTTTATTTTTTTTTATGCCCGTTCCACTCCTACGAGGGCGGGTTACAATTTATGAGTCATCGTATCTAAGTCGAACATAGGTGTCAAGGGCTGGTATAACTGTTGGGGCTGAGCCAGTTCCAATTTGTGAGTAGATGTATAGCATATACATTGAGTTTGTTGCAATGTCTGCAATCGTTCCTGCTGCTCCCGCATTGTAAGAGGTAGTCACATTGAGTTTCTTGAACTTCTTTACTGCTTGACCAGCTCGGGATCCTAGTTGATCGATAGTAATTTGGTGGTCGTATACAACGACGAAACGGTCTCTGTTATCCATGTTAACAGGTGAGATAGCATTTACAGCTTGAAGGATACCAGCTACAGTAGGTGCAGCTGCATTGGCTTGTTTGTCACAGACAACTAAGACACGTACATAACCATTGAGTGGTGTTGCTCCCACGTTAGTAGGAACACCGATACCCATACGGATAAGCATGTTCTTGAAAAGTGCCCTCTTTCCAATTCGTTGTGAGGCACCAGTTCCAAGTTGAAGTCCATTAAGTAAGACTAAAGTTCCGGTGTCTGGTATAGTGTCTTGAAATACAGTGTCGATGTATTTCAACTCTCCTCGTCGTCCTGGGACTCCAGACCATCCTCCTGTTCTGAG